TGGATCGTAAGGTCGTTTTATTTTCTTACCATCAGACTTTGAAAAATAATTAATATAGTATTGGTTTAGCATTTGTTTCCCTTTGGATTGTACATAGTATATTTTAACGTTAGTTCATCGCCTGCTGCTATGTTTTCAACAACGATAACGTCCCACTTAACAAAACTCGGTCCAACTTGAATTTCCTTCCTAGAGCAATTAGGTGTATTACTATGGTTAATAAAGCCCCCTAGAGGCGTTCTAATGAACATCTTATCGATTTCATAATGAGTGGTCCCTAAATTACAGCTTACGGTTAAATCTCTATTTGTAAATAATCCCTGGCCTTCGATATTCGAATCTTTAATAAATAATCCTTTAGGTAAAGGTTTATAATTCATTTAACACTCTTACTGTTGTTCCAGACATTATTATTAAATACTTGTATCAATCTAGTTAATTTAACCTCATATTTTTTACCAAATCTATTTGTAAAATAAACTTTACAATCTGTTACCGGTAAGTCTAAATTTCCATATTTAAGTGTATCTATTTTTTCTTTCATTTCTTAAACCATATGTTATCTCTAAATCTATCAAGTTCAACTACATTATCATTGAGATCTTGTATATCTGGTTGATAATGATCAATAATTTGTTCTATTTTATGTAATTTAACAATTGCATAAGGCCAAAATAATTTACATACATGTAAAGCGTCTCTAAAACTACAACGCCAACGGTATTGCATTTTTTTACCTAATTGACCTTTTCCGGGAGGTTTTTCTCGAACTGTACCTACCATTAAAGTTTTATGGACTAATTCTACTACTTCTTTACAAGTCATAGATAATTCTAATCTAATATCCCAAGTTTTATAATCTTTTTTAGAACCTTTTCTTTTCTTAGGATATTGTTTAAAAGATATTGATCCATCTGCATCAAACACTCCTGCAATATAGCCTATATCTAATTTAAAGTTGTCGTTCATTTTTCTACTTTCATAAGTTGTTTTAATATCGTTGTATAAGGATTTGGTTGTAAATCCTTAATGCAACCGGATAGTAGTATCATCAAAGTCAAACTCAAGATCTTCAGGCTCATATATATAAATTTCTCCTTCCGAATCACAAGTCTTACATTGTATTATAAGTTCTCTAGACTTATTACTAATATATCCATTGCCATTGCAATCATTACAGATTGCCGAATGTCTACGATTTTTTAAGTTTTCCATTTAATTTTTTTACTTTTTCATTTGTAATTGATTCTATGGTTTTACTAATTGATAACGGTGCTTCAGGTAAAAGTACCTTAGATATTGCTATCAATTTTTTATACGTACTATGTGTTAAAGATACGTTTCTGTATTTAGTTATGTCAGTCATTTTCTTTCCTTTGTTATATTATCTATATAGAAAAACTCCTACATAGTCAAGTATTAATTATTCTTCTTTATTAACTTCATTGGTTTTCTGACCAGCTGCTAGTATTTTTTTTAAGCCTAGGGCTTGCATTTCTAATTTTGCATAGTTTTTCCATGCAGTTTTAATTAAATTAAGCTCCAATAGTAGATTGCTCCACTGCTTTTGATTTATGTTTTTGCTTGTTATTGTTACTTTTTTCATATTATCTATTCTGTTAATTGTTCCTTCTCATCGAAGGGGCAATCTTTAATTACACAAGGCATTGTGAACTCCATTGGTTTAAGATCTTCTCCCACTAAATTTATTTCACATTTTGGACAGGACCCCCTAGCCATTAAATCTCCAGAAATTCCTCCTACCCTTTCAACAAGAGGCCAATTCTTTTTATTAATTTGTTCAGCTGCAAATTTTAAACCTTCTACGACTTCTTTAGGTTCGTATTCCGATTTAGCTGCAGTTAAAATTAATCTCCCGTATGCAATATAAGGTCTAGCTTCTTTCTTTAGTGTTTTTATTTCTTTTTTTAACTTATCGTGTATTTCTTTATTTTCTTTCTTTAACTTTTCTTCTGGTGTTTCTATTTTAGTTTCTTTCATATCCTTTATATATAGGATACTAAATGATGTTTGTCAACCCCTACCTTGACCTTTATATTTTTTATTTTTTTGCCTTTTTTCTGCCTTATTTAATGATTTTTTGTGTGTTCTAGGCCGTTTTTTGTGTTGATCTCGTGGTGCGTGGTCCGCGTTCTTTGATTTTTTCATCGGTGTTTGGCACCTTTCATAATAGTACCATCGGGCATTTTATGAGTTTTCTTTTTAGAATCTTTTGCAAATTTTTTTGCTACTTTAGGTTTATTTTTAAATAAATATTTTCTTTGTTTATCAGATTTAAATGGCATTATTTCCAGTCTTTAACATAAGGCTTGGCACCATCTACTCTTGAAGACATGATAGGCAGATAACTTATTTTACCATTAACATGTTGTTCTAAATCTGCACCGCATTCCATGCATCTATAAAATTGAGAAGATACTCCAACTAATGTTGTGACTTCACTACAAGTAGGACATTCTCCTCGTACAACTTCTGCTTGGATTTTAAAATGTTTCTTTTTCATTATTTTTTATTTAGTAGAATTTATAAAACCATATATTCTACTAATAGCTTTGTCAATGCCATTTAACTCACCTTTTATGTGCTGTTGATCACCCTTAATTTCAATTAAAGTTATTAATGCCCATACTAAAATTCCAAATAAAGCAGTAGTTAAAAATCCTATAATTTTCTTAATATTCATTTTCATTTTAAACTCTGTCTACTTCTTTACATACAAATTTAGTTGCTATTTTATTATTATTAATAAAGCTATCTTCTTGTGCAATTATTAATTCTCTAGATACTTCAAATGCAGCAATAGTACATTCTTTCCATGAATTAAATTCATGCTTTATTTCTACTGGATCTAAGCATTGATCATTTATAAAGGAACATAAAAATATTATTAATATAAACTTCATGGTGTATTATACTCTGCCGGTCCACCTAATAAAGCCAGGGCCACCATCAACACAATTAATAATGCTGTAAATCTGTAATCCATCCTGGCGCTCTCCTTTATTGACATGACAAACATTCCTCCCCAGAATTTTTAGGGTCATCACACTCACAAGTATCACAAGTACATATACCGTACACATCTGTGTGGAGAACATCCAGGCAATGGCACTCATGACCGCATTTTTTACATTCATTTTTAATCTTTTTTTCCATTTGTTTTTTCCTCTATTTTATAAAAATAGTTATCAGTATTTTCTGTTCTCCATTTTCCAGAATCTTCAACATCCCATGTTGAAGTTTGTACTTTCCAGTCAGGAATATTATCCTTAACTGTAAATGAAGGCAGATCCCATATACATCTGTTGTTTGGCTGAGCCGCATAGTTGCCGTCGTCTAACGCAATTATGTGAGCGCATTTATGTTCATGCGGAATTTCTGAATGATCAGAGTTAAGTACATTAGCATCTGGGTGAGCCCAGTCAATGGTAAATAAATATTTTCCGTGGTGCCACTTCTTGTCTTTACCTATATATTTTCCGGATGAAGCGCTTAAAATATCCCAATTAGTAATAGCAGGGTAATAAGAAAAACTATTCCACAATTCCAGTTCATCAAGTCTTTTAATGGGAACAGTTTGTGGTTGAAAACCACGTTGAATAAAAGCCGATAAGGGTAGGCGATAAAAGATCGCACCGTTTTCCATGATGGCATGCCATAATATAGCACGTCCTGTAAGTGATGTAATACCGAAGATAATACAGTCTTCAACTTCTCCATGATGTTTTTTAAGATCATATAAATACTCCTTTTTTATTTGTGCGTATTGTACAGGGATATTAGCATTTAGGTAAGACATATTTTATTTTTTTTAAAAGATTATACCATAAATCTTTGTAAATAGGATTTTTAGTCTTATTCCACATTATTGCAGCTTTATCAATTTGTTTTAATAGGCTCATTTTATTGACCCCCAATTTTTACCATATTTGTAATTTACTTTGTTAGGCACTTTAAGAAGAATAGCATTCTCCATAGTTTCTTTTACTATTTTAGCAGTTTCTTCGCTATCAATAGACAAACACAACTCGTCGTGTATTTGTATCTGTGGTAAAATTCCCTGCTCGTATAAGTCTACCATAGCTTTCTTAGTCATATCTGCCGCACTACCTTGAATTAACCTATTCAAAGCTTTGTAAGTAAATGCAGGTTTATAATGTTTAGTAAAGTCGCCCATATAATTATCAGCTATGTGATCTTTATACTTATCTAATAATTCAGCTTTAAAAGCTCTCTTTGCGTCATCTTCTGATAATATTGGAACTGGCTCATATCTATTAATTGTATTATTCCATGATCTGTCTTTAGTTTCCCACTTATTAAATCTACAAAATCTATCTCCCAATGTAAATAATAGTTTATTATCTTCTGCAAACTCAATCAAATCCTGAGATAACTTCTTAACAAACGGAGCTTTCTCATGATAAGTATTAAACAAAACACTAGCTTGAGCTTTAGTTAAATTTAATTCGCTGGCTAATTTTATTTTACCCATACCATAGAAAAGTCCTAGGTTAATTGTCTTGGCCATGGTCCGTGATATGTGAGCCATGTCTGCAACAACTTGGTGAAAGTCTACATCGGATATTTTATAAGACTCTTCAATCTGTTCTAAACTCTCTCTTAAATTATTAGGCATCTCAATATCAGGATTCTTATAAGGATATAAAGTTAAAGCATAGTGGACCACAATCCGTGGTTCTTGTTGACTGTAATCGAATGATCCCCACACACAGCCCTCATCAGGTATAAAAAGTTCTCTCATCTTTTTACCGATGATTCCTTTAGATGGAATTTGTTGTAAGTTAGGATTAGACATTGAGAACCTTCCAGTAACCGTTCCCCCTTGATCTGATCTAATTTGATTAATATCTGCATGTATTCTTCCTTCATGGACAAAATCTAATAAGCCTTCAACAAAAGTATTTTTAGCTTTGTCACATTCTCTAGCTTTTACAATCATTCTTAAGAAACGATTTTCATGAGTCTTTAAATAATCTTTTGGAAGTTTAGGAGTAGTAGATGGAACTAATTCTATTTTAGCTTCCCCTTTTTCATCAAGAAGAATTTTACCATCTTTATCTTTTAATTTTTTCTTCCTATCTTTTGTTTTTTCGTAATCGGTAATTTTCTCATGCTCTAACAAAGCTTTAATAGAAGAAGCAGCCCATATTTCTACATCAACATTAGTATGTTTCTTAATAATTTTTAATAAATTATCCCTACGTTTTTCTAGAAGTTTTCCAAGTGTCTTAGCTTTTTCGACATCTATCCTAACGCCTTTAAACTTCATGTCAACCAAACAAGGAAATAATTTAGTTTCTAATTCAAATATCTTTCTACATGTTTTATATTCTTTACTTCCATCTGGATTAGTTTTTGTATATAATACTTCATCTAATTTTTTTTCAAATAGGCTCCACAGTTTTAATGTTAAATTAACATCTTGTTCTGCATAATCTTTTACTAAATGATGAGGCAGTTTGTGCATATTAGACATTGGATCTTTTATCATTCCATTAGACCACTCTAAAACTTTTTCAGCTAAATCATATTTGTATTTAGTTTCATTTAAATAATCTTTACTGATAGAATCTAAAGAATATTTCATTCTAGTTTCATCAATAACTGATGCTGCAATCATGGTATCTAATAGCTCTCCTTTAAGCATATCTCCAGTTGCTGATCTAATCCAACATACATCGTACATAGCATTATGAAATACCTTACGTATATTTTTGTTTTGAAATATCTTTTCATTTAAATAAGCCCAAGTTTCTTTGGTATTTAAATTCTCAGTCATGTGGTGAGCGATAGGGAAATAAAAAGTCTGGTTCTTAGTAGCGATTGCAATACCGGTAACAAAACCATCTTTTCTTACAGCGCCTAATCCTTTTGTTTTTAAATTAGGATCGTAAGTCTCTAAGTCAATTGCAACAATATCAATACCTTCTAAATTTAACTCATTGAGTTGTGGAACGTCACACATTATTTATAATCCCTTTCTATTATCATTTCTAAGTAGTGAATAGCTTTCTCTATGTCTTGTAATCCACCCTTTGACTGATGTCTACAAATATATTTAATTGCATTTCCTTCTGCAAAAAGTAATTTGTTTTTATTAATAAAATCTGCTGGTTGAATCGCCATATCTTTATAATGTGATCCTCCTACTTGTTTTTTATAAGCACTCATTTTTCTTTCCTATTGTAAAGTATTTTTTTCCGGACATTTTTGCTAATCTCCAATAGTCAAAAATTCCTCTGCTGTATGCAGTGTATTGTAATCTTCTTGAAGTGAAGTAAGGATCTTTATTAACGATAGTTTCGTCAACAATAACATTATCATATGTTAAACCTTTAACAGTATGAATGTTTGCATATTCAACTCTAACTTTTTTATCAAAATCAAAACCTTTATATAAAACCTTTTTTATATATTCCATTCGTTCTTTATGTTTGTTAACCGGTGCTCTTATTAGATCAAAATCCTTATGTCCCTTACAAGTAGATTTCAGTAATTTATTATCTATTAAATAATCCACAGTGTAATCTTTTTTAATCCATTTTTTAATAGTTTCTGTTGCTTTAGATTTATCTCCAATAATCAAATCCTTACTTAAATATTCACAAAAATGTTTTATCTGAGTAAGATCCATTGGAATACCTTTAATAAACTCTGGCCATAATTTGTGAGCTCTTAATTCTTTTTTAATTACAAATGCAGGCTTACTTACTGGAGCAAATTCTATACCTTGTGCCATAAGGAAATCTGTACAACGTACATCGCTTGGAGTTCCTCTATAAGTAAATAGAAATGTTTCCTCAGTATTTTTAATTTTATCTAAAAGCTTATTTAAATTTCCCGATGGTTTTAAATCTGGTAAATAATAACCTGTTCCTTTAATGACTTCCCCTATATGGCCCTTTTTATGCTTTTCTTGATATTTTGCTGGAGTCCACACTCTATGAGACTTATACTCCTCCCAAACATCGTGTATGATCGATTTACAATATGTATTAATAGCTTCACCACATCTACTGCCTTCTTTTAATTCATAATAAGGATTTGCAGCTAAGTTGTGAAAATATTTTGCATCTGATCCTGAATACTCAAATAAGGTTTGATCTGCATCTCCAACTAAATAGTAATGGCCTTCTTTTACGTTTCTTGCCATTTTATCAATAGCTTTTCTTTGAGGTACATTACAATCCTGACATTCGTCTATAATTAACATATCTATATCTGGATCTTTTACATCGTCTTCCAGTTGTTTAGTTTTTTCATTATACGTTTGACGTGTAAAATTATTTATCATATCAGAGAAATCACAAAGATTGTGACCCTTTTTATATTTTTCATAAAGTGGAAGTAACTCTTTAATTAATGTTAAACCATATGGATCAAAAGATTTTTGATTGCATTTAATCCAATACTTATCTAAAGTTTCTCCATGTCCGTCAGCGTCTGATAAGTATTTATAAAATCTATGTTTACGTTGTATGTCGTCTTCCCTGTGGAGATTAAAACGACTATCTTTGTTTATTAATTCTTTATGATTGTGTAAATTAAACATTTCTTTTTTTAATAATCTACTTTTGCAATAAGTATGGATGGTACATACTCTATGCTTCATTGCTTTTTTAGTAATCCCTCGTAATTGTGGAAATATATAATGTCCTTCTTCATTTTTTAAATTTTTTAAATCAAAAATAGCATCTCTAATTTCATTAGCTGCTATGTTAGTATGAGATAAAATTATAATTTTTTCAGGAGTATATTTTTCTAAAGCTTTCATATACATATCTACAATAAATTTATGAGTTTTACCTGTACCTGGAGGACCTGCAATAAATCTAGGCTTGTTCAAAATTTATTTCCTCCGTTTCTTCACTTTTCCCTGCTAGCAGAATATCTTCATTTTGAATTTCAGGATCCTTTATTACCCAAGAAACTAAAGATTTTGTTAGGTAGGTCCCTGTTTTTCTTTTAGCATTTAATACGTCTTGTACTAAAAGTACAAGATCTACTCGTTTTTTGTAACTCACTCTTTGTTCTTCTAAATAATCCTCAAACCCATTTAAACTAAATTCTAATTCATTAGCCCGTTGATTTAAATAAGGGTTTCCATAATTAAATAATTCTGATTTACTTGTATATGCTTTTTTCAGTTTAATATAATTAGTAAAATGTTTCTTAATCTTATTAGACTCTGCAGCTTCTGCCACGTAGTCTTTTGATTTAGTTCTTGATTCAAATTTCATTCTCATAATCTCCTCAAACTGTGCCGCTTTCATTTTTGGAATCCAAACTTGAGCTTGAGTTACAACAGCATCATAAAACTTTAATTGGTTCATAAGTGTTGGTCCGTCAATTGTGATTGTTTTCGTAAAAGACTTCCCTTCTAATTTTCCTGTTACTTCTATTTTATATCTGTCCTCACCATACTCGACAATTTCACCCATAGAGTCATCAGCTATTTGTTTAACTTGTACTAATGATTTATCTTGGACACCTATCCAACTAAATACTGTTGCAATACTTTCAGTCCTGCATTCAATTATTTCTGCAAGTTTAGGCATGCCAAATGGTTTTTTAGATTTTCTTGTTGTTGAACCTTTATTTTTTCTATTTTCAGATTCATCGTCATTAGATTCTACTGCAATGTCATAAATAAAATCATTAATTTCAGTATCCTCCCAATCTGTTTGCTTAATTAAAACTCCAGCAATAGCCGTACAATATTCATCACGTTGACCTTTAGGTGCATACAAAATAGATAAAGCAGTAGCTAAAGTTATCTTTCTTAGGATTTTATTTAAATCACCGGGGTATTCTTTAAAGCCTTCATACTTTTCCCATCTTACATGTTCTCTATGTTTACTATGTAATGAGCCTGGAACGATGGTATAACATGTTTCCGTACTTCTTATTTCACATAAACATTGTCCATGTACCGCATGTTCAACATATCTTTCAAGGTCTTTTGGTAATGAAAATTTCTGTGCCGGTAATCTTGCTTTAAACCAATAATGGCTTGTGGGGTTATGTTCTCTACCAGATATTGTAGGCCAATTTGGTAAATATTTATTTGCAAAAACTTTTGCACGATTATTATCAATATCTAAATCTACTACGTTATCTAATCTTAATCCTATTTCTTTGTCTGTGTGTTTGTTTTTCCATTCTTCTTTCGTTATTTTAAAATCTGGACTGCTCCAGCTTAAAACTTTAGGCCTACCTGCCTCGCATGGCACCAAAGTGTATCCCAGATCATACCAATCCCCGTAAGTAATTGGCCCGTTATTTATATTTTTAATTTCATTCATAATTTTATTGTGGGCGGATCCACTCTCGCTTCGCCGCCCAATTTCCTAGGAACTTATAAAACTATTTTTTCAATTTTAGGTTGTTCTTGATTTTCAGGTTTAGCTGCAATCTCGCCAGCGCTTACACGCTCTGCAAAATTTTTAGCCATATCATAAACAACTTTATCTGATACCGGACCAACTTGTGATACGTCCCATCCAAACCATGTTCCTTTGTCATTTGACATCTGAACAGTCTTTAGTTTATAAATGTGGCTATATGTTGGCGGAGTAAACATACCATTTTTACCTTGCAGTTTAATCCCCATCATCATTGAGTTCCATTTTCTACTAATTTTTAATTGAGTAGCTCTCATAGAAATCAATGCTGTTGTAGGTGAATCCCCTAACATAAGCACAAAATGATTTGCTGTGTTTTCAATATAATTACCATTAGGTAATCTATCTTTATAAGATTTATCACGAGTTGTTTTACTCAGGATATCACTTTCAGCGTTATGAATCGCAACTGGAGCACCAGTACTGGCTCCCCTGTCTTGCCATTCTACTAACTGTCTTTGATAATGAACAGGAATAATATCAACACCTTTAGAGCCATCAAAAAATTGACCGCTAACTGTATTAAATATCATACCAGGTTCAGCACCTACTTTATACTTTGCATGTGCCTTATTAACTTCCGGTGATAGTTGTCCTAACACCTTCAGAAAAGGTAATGCAAGGTCTTCTTGCGACATATTTTCTATGCCATGATTTGCATCTGCTTCAAACATATTTGTAGCTAATGCGCCTGCTTCTTCTTTTTTTATTACTTGGTTCATGTTTATTGTTTCCTTTTTATTGTTGTTTTATTTCCAACGAAAACGTTGAAAAGCTCGGTAGGCATTTCTTTGCCCGATTCTATACGCTCCCGAACTAGCGCTTTGAGAGTCATGGGCTCAACCTTCAACTTTTGTGTCGGTTGATACCCACGCTCTGCTGCAAGAGCAACATAATCAGCTGCCTTGTTATCCTCGTTGCGACCAAAAGATACAGATATCTCGTTTTTAATTATATCTCCTAGTCCATTGGTACGAAGCCAGTTAAACGCAGCATCTCTATTAGCAATAGTAATGTTTGCGCTGTAATTTGGTTTAACATCTACCGAAGAACCATCCATTAATTTAAGTTGAGATAAACCCATCTCAGCCATCATCGTTGGAATAACTTCTCCTGATAAATATTCAAAGTCTTTCTTTTTTTGTTTTAGATTTTTTTCTAGTATTTCTACTTCTTGATCTAAAGTATTTAGTTTTTCCACTTGGTCCGCTAGCGACTGAATATTTTCAGTCTTACCTAACATCTTTGTTTGGTCTTCCTCAAAGTCTATATTATTCATCTATCTTTCCTCTTTCATATAAGTTAATTTGAATAGGATAATATTGTCTTTCTTGTTTATCCCATTTTAGTAAATTGTATTTACCATTAGTTATGTCAGAAACTATCGAACACGCTACACCAATAATTGCAGGATCTCCAGTTAATAATAAATAATCTTCTGTCGTAAAATCTTTTAAAGCTTTTCTAAGTTTAAAAATTAACGGACCAGGAGAAAATATTATCTGTGAAAGTTCCGGTAATAAAAAAACAAACTCACCATATTTTGATGCGCCCATAATATTTATTTTAGGCCTACCTTCGGCAGTACCAGCAATTTCTTGAATGACGTAAACTTTATTTTCTTTCATAATTAGCAATATAGTGTTGATTATTTTATTGTCAAGCATTTATTATTATTATTTTTTACCCTTGACAAAAATAGATTTTCTCCCTATATTCTTAAGTAGAAAGAAGAAAAATTATGAACTATAAATTTAAAACAAAACCGTACGATCATCAAATGACTGCATTAGAAAAGTCATGGAATAAAGAAACTTATGCTTATTTTATGGAAATGGGCACTGGTAAAACAAAGGTATTAATTGATAATTTAGCCATGCTTTATGACAAAGGTAAAGTTAATGGTGCTTTAATTGTCGCTCCTAAAGGAGTTGTAGGTACTTGGAGTAATAATGAATTACCTACTCACTTACCCAACCACATAGAAAATGTGACCGTATTGTGGCAAGCTAATATTACTAAAAAACAACAAGAAGATTTAGATACTCTATTTGAACAAGGTGAAAGTTTACATATTTTAATTATGAATGTGGAAGCTTTTAGTACAACTAAAGGAGTTGAATTTGCTGAAAAGTTTTTGTCTTGTCATAATACTTTAATGGTTATTGATGAATCGACTACTATTAAAACTCCTTCTGCTAAGAGAACTAAAAATATTGTTAAATTATCTGAAAAAACTAAATATCGAAGAATAATGACAGGATCTCCTGTTACTAAAAACCCATTAGATTTATTTTCTCAATGTGAGTTTTTAAGTCCGTGGTTGTTAGATTTTGCTTCGTACTATTCTTTTAGAAATAGATATGCTCAAATGAAAACATTACATATGCACGGTAGACAAATACAGATTGTTAATGGCTTTAAAAACTTAGGTGAATTATCTGATAAATTAAAAGATTTTTCTTATCGTGTATTAAAAGAAGATTGCCTAGATTTACCTGATAAAATATTTATTAAACGTCAGATAACTTTAAGTAAAGAGCAAAGAAAATTATATGACCAAATGAAGCAGGAAGCTTTAGCTATTCTTAATGGAAAACAAAGTACTACTGTTAATACATTAACTCAATTAATGAGATTACATCAAATTACTTGTGGTCATTTTACTGATGATAATGGTCAAATTCAAGCTATTGAAAATAATAGAATAAAAGAATTGTTATCCATAGTAGAAGATATGGATGGTAAAGCAATTATATGGGCTCATTATCAATATGATATTAAAAATATAATTAAAGAAATAGAAGCAGTTTATGGTCCGGGATCCGTGGTTGACTATTATGGATTAACGCCAAAAGATGAAAGACAAGACAATATTAAGAAATTTCAAGAGGACCCTAAGTGTCGGTTCTTTGTTGGAACCCCCGCTACGGGCGGCTATGGGATAACTTTAACGGCAGCAAACACCGTTATTTACTATTCTAACGGCTATGATCTTGAGAAGAGATTACAGTCCGAGGACCGTGCTCACCGGATAGGTCAGAAAAAACCTGTAACCTATGTTGATATTAATGCTGAAGACACGGTTGATGAAAAAATCGTAGAAGCTTTACGTAAAAAGATTAATATTGCTTCTGAAGTATTAGGTGAAGAATTAAGGTCATGGATTTAGTAGGATATACACGCGAGGCGCGCTGGGATTTTATTTTAAGAAATATCGTGAAGACCAGTTTCTCGGTTTAAAAACTTATATTCTATTTTAGTAATTTCAAAATCTTTTTTAATTTTATTACAAATGTCTTCAACATTAAACTCGCCACAACTGTAGACATCAAACTGCATTAACGCTGGACTTACTTCATCCCAAATATGCATAGCAATGTGTGAAGTTTCTATAATTGCAACAGCTGTTATTCCACGGTTGCCTGGCATGTTACAGTACTTAACATAAGGGCCCATAAATATTTTCATATTTATAGATTGAACAAATTCTTCAAACCATTCTTTAAGTTGCTCTTCATCCATAGGAGGTCGAAGAGCTTCTGCTCTGATAATTAAATGTTTGTGTACTAGTAAGTTATTTTGCATATCTGTCCGTGGACAGACCTAATATAGGTTTATACTCAGTTTTGCCATCTTTTTTTATGGCCATTAAGTATTCTTTTCTATTTGCATTAATTTCTTTTGTATATGAGACGTGGACCCATCCCGAGTTAGGTTCACCTGGAGTGTAGTATTCTAAAATTAATTGGTCAAACATTAGGTTCTCTTTGATCCAATCTGCTAGTTCATTATTAGGAACACCGAATATTTCTAGGTCAGCTGCCTCACCACGGCAATGTTGGCTGTCAACTGAGCTACCTATAGCATTGGATAAGATAGGGTCTCTAAAACCACTGGAAATGTGTACTACCTGGTTATAATGGTCTCTAACGGGCTGTAGGACCCTCTCACAGAGCAATCTTAAGTTTTCGGTCTGATCGTCCGTAGGGTTGTTGTTAAGGCCCATCCTGGTCGCTGTTTGGGACTTACAAAGCTCAGCCTTGCTGAAATTTTTGCTCAATTTCATGGATATCCTATTGGATAATTAACATATAGATTACACCACCCATACCAGTGATTAAAGCTCCAACCGATGTTAGTAAGATAGTTTCTATTCTACAAATCTGTTTCTCTAGAGAATTAATTTTGTCATAGGTTTGTTTCTGCATAATTCTACACAATTTTTCATGTGATTCTATTTTTGTGAGTGCAATATTTTTAGCCATTAAATTTTTCTACTTACAATTACTTTTTCCATTGGCGATAATAGTGCTTCTTCTGTACGTGTCAAGTTAGTATTAGAGACTGTTTGTTGTGTCATTTGTGGTTTTTGTATAACCGGTTGTGGTTGTGGTGGTAATGGTGGCGTTATAATCTCTTGTTCTTCTACAATGTAATCTGAAACATCTACACCAAACTCCTCATCTAAATTTAACTGTGCCATTTGATTTCTTAGATCTACTAATGCTGGAATTGCTTCATCAATACCAGTCATCAATGGTTGACTGTTAACTTTTCCACCTGTTGCAAAACCTTGAAATCTTTCTCTTAAATTTAATTGTCTAAATCCTTGTTGTAAATCTCTTACATCTCCGGATGCTGCTGCAAACGGATCTTCTTCATCTATACCTGCAGCTATCTCTCTAAATTTTTGTAAAATATCTTTAGATGGAAAGTAAGGTTCAAATTTTCCTTGGTTTAAATTGTTAAAATTTTTAGAACTAATTTGTCTTTCTTCAAATGTTTTTCTAACATCAAAAGGAGTTTCTCCTAAAACTTGTGCGGCTTCAATATTTTTAAACATGTCTTTTTGTACTTCAAATCTTGCTTTGTTAGATGCTATATATCTTTCAATAACATCTGCTTCACTTACGGGTCCACCTTTTAATAATCCAAATACACCCCCTGTAAATTCTCTTCTGGCATTTCTTATTCCAGTTTGATATTCAGCAATTTTAAATCCCATAGATTTTAATGGATCTATTTTAATAGCTCTAAGTCCCATAAAACCAGCTAGTTCAGGCCCAATGTTTAATACTTCTCCTGTTTTATCTGGAGTTCCAAAAGCCGCAGAACCTAATCTTAAAAATTGTTTGTAAGAAGGGGCTAACGCATTTCCTAAATGCATAAATTGAATAGCCATTTTATCTCCTGCAGAAGTTTGATCAGTATAAAGTTGTTTTCCTTCAGCAGTTCTTCCTCCTCTTATATATAAATCGAACATGGCTTCTGTCCAAATAGATTCAGAAATAAATGGATTCATTATTTCACTACTAGCTTCCATCGTTCCATTAACAAAACCTTCTAATAAAGTATCACCGTCTTCTTGACCTTCTTGTATGTTATTCATTAAAGTTCTAAATGGTCTAGCCATTAAATCATATGCATTACTGTGGCTAAAATCTATATATCTAAGTTGCCCATCATCATCTTTTATGGGTACAAGAGTAGAATTTTTAGACCAGTCTGGCACAAATCTTCTCATAGCATCTATTTCTTCGTCAGCTACATCATATAAAGCTTTAGCTCCTTCGGTTACTGCAATAGGTATACCTACTAGAGTGGTACTCATGCCCATTAATCTTTTAAAACCTGTTCCCCAGCTCCCATCTTGTAAAGCGTTGTTTTTAACTACTCTTTCAGTTCCATCTTCTAAAAGTTCTCTAACCGTAAAACCCATATCACTTCCTATAATTCTTTTTACACCCGGGCCTTTTACATGGCTCATTTCTTTTAAACCTTGTTGTGCAATACCAGTTGTGGTTCTAATAATTTCTGAGGGAAATGACATAAAATTACCAATTGGTAATAGTCTTGCAGTCTTAACTGCTTCACCTACAAATGCATAATTAGGTACAGTGTTTTTAACAATATCAGCTGCTTCTTGTTTTAATGCCCATAGTTTATCATTTCTTATCGGAGCTCCATCTGGTCCAACGTTTTGTTTAAGAGTTTTTTTAAAATCATCAAGAGACATCCCTGCTCTTTTAGCACCAGTTTTTATAATTCTATCTAGCTCTACTACAAAGTTTGTAATTTTAAATGTATCATCTTCTGCCATGTATTTACCTTGGAAGAACTCCCCGCCTTTTTTAAATTTTTTAAACATACGACCTAGAATATTATCTATTCCCATCATACTCCCACCTGCGTTAGTATCTTTTAATAGAGATATAAGATCTCCTAATTGAACTTGAGAATTAGTAACTCCTAGTTCTAATAAATCTTGGTATTCTCTTTGTGCTAGTTTAGAACCAGGTCCAGCTTTTAATAAACCTGATACATCTATACCTTGTTGAAATGCTCTTTTTAATAAACCTGGATTAGTTAATCCTTCAAACAATAAACCATTAGCTGCACTAAATGCACCTGCACTAAAAAAGTTTCTTATGTGAGTAGGTATTGAGAAAATAGTTTTAGCCATTTGTGATACCCCTTTTGGAAACAATAATAAATTTCTATAAAACCAGCTGACTGCTTTTTCTGTGCCCCCCATATTTTTTTTATCTCCTCTTACAAAACCTTGTAAAGCTCCCATAACATCGTTAGCTGATTTAATACCTTCAGCAATTTCTCTTGTAGTATAAGTTCCTGATAAAGGATTAATTAAATTTTTAGTTTCATCTATCTCACCTAATACCTCATCCATTTTTACAATTTCTATCCCGGTATTTTTAGTATCTAATCTTTCTCCTGCTTCTTCTGCACTATTCCAAAAAAATCCTCTACCCCCTTTAGCTTGTATATCTGCATTCTTGGCTTGCACTTCTCCAAAGTAAGCGGAAGTTCTAGCAAGTGATGACAGGTTAGTCATTCCATTAAATAATGTAAACCTTGGATCTTTAATTTCACCAAACAACTCTCTTAATGCTTTTTTCTCAGCCATGGTCCCAGCTGCATCAGCCCCTAAACCTATGTCGACACTATTTAACTTACCGGTTTCTGCAGATTTCGCTGTGTATTTAAAATCAGGTAACGGTTTAGGTTTTTTCATTTTCTGCGCTTGATTTAAAATTTGATCTACAATCATTCGAGCCTCTTGTTCTGTTTTTAAACCCCCGCCAGTAAATACTTTAACAGCGGCTTTGTAACTTTCCTCTGTTGGTTGATATTTTCTAAACAAATTAAATAAATTACTTTTAGTTTCAAATATTTGAAATGTATTACCCACATAACCTTCTAATCTTTTTTTAAATAATTCCTTTAATTCTGTTTGTGCGGTGTTGCCTGCACCACCCGAAGTCTTTTGTAATATATCAATAAGATTATTCAGTTCATTACGACCTGTATTTAAAGCATCTGCTAATAATTCTTGTTGTTCTTTAGAAATATTTTTTACATCTAATTGATCTATAATATTTTTTAATTTTTTAGGATCAATACCCGTCGCTAAATCACCATCTAAAAGAACTTCATTAACTTCTTTTACAAATTTTAATTTCTGTGATTTAATAGATTTGTCAGCTATTTCTTGTGACACTGGGAAGATGCCATCAACAACTTTAGTTATGTTTGCTACAATCTGTTTTGCTCTATAAGAATCTCTAGTTTTAAGACCTTGTTTTAACATTGCAGATTTCCACATTTCTTCTGGTTGATTTCCTCTAGGACTAAATTGTGATCTAATATATTTATCTAAAAATCTTTCAAACTGTGAACTACTATAAGCTAAATCTTTACCACGTTTGGCTAATGACTTAGCTGCATTACCTACACCAAAAGCAAATGGTGTAACTAATAAAGACTCTGTACCAAACTTAAATCTATTCATAAGTTTTCTAGTAGCATCTTCTCTACCACTTAAACTTTCATCTCTATTTAGACTTGTTGGTCCTTCAAACATGTCACCGAACGTACCTATCTCATCTGTGTCTATAACCAAACCTTCTCCGGCTGCTCCACCTGTTACAGCTAAAGCAAATCTTTTATATTTAGATCTTTTGTTTAAATCATTTACTTTATTTAAACCATCTTTTAGTGCTCCTGGATTATAAGTTTTAGCTATATCTTTTGGATCTCCAGTTTTATAATATTTTTTTCCTTTACCAAACTCTAAGTACGCACCTGTTCTTTTAGCTCTTAACGCTTTGTTAGTCATTTTTCTAGCAGCTGCATTAGCTGCTTTAAAACCAATACCACCGGGTACAGCTATTTGTACAATAGCTTCTGTTAATTTTCCAATAGTTCTTTCTTCTGCTGTGTCTTCAAATATATTTATCTTATCAAAAAATTCTTCAACGGATGATGCTGTATCTGAGTTTGCTCCAAGGTCAATGAGCTCTGCTCCAAGAGATATTACTCCTTCAGGTATTTTAATTATTCCGGATGCTAACCCCGCACCAAAAGCTTTGTACCAACTAGTCTCGTTGTTGGCTTCTGCATCGTTTAATGATCTGTTGTCTTCGGCCATTTAAAACCTCTATCTTCTTCGAATATTGGTCGTATCTATAGTGGACATATCTACAGGAGTTGTAATTACATCTTTTATTTTTTTAGTTGTTTCACCTGTTTCTTTTAAATAATCGTCATAAGTATAAGATTTAGGCTTTTCTCCTGTCATTTTTTCATAAAATGATTTGTCTTTATCTTTCACAACTGCAGTAGTATTAACAACTTTTTCCCCGCCCCCTACAGTTCTTAAAATGTATTCTCCTTCAACAACAACAGCTTCTAAAACTTGATCATTGTAAGGATCATAATAAATTGATCCTAATCTAGATGAATTAGTTCCTTTATTATTTTTTACTTGAGATCTAGCAAACTTTTCTCGCTCTTTGGCATCGGTAGCTTGTTTTTCACTTAAAACTCCACCCATATTTCTGTCTTTGTATTCTGTAGATCCTCTATAAGTCCATTCAGCTTCGTTAGTAGCTGCGTTATAATTATTAAATTTATTATCAGCTATAGACTCTTGGGCTCTTGCTGTAATTAATGCATCTAAGTTATCTGTTAAAGCTTGAGCTGCTATTCTTTGGTCAGATTCTATTTGTGTTTTTAATCTTGACATAGCTGATGCATCTTTAGCTGCTGCTGCAGCTGATGCATTCTCTTTGTTAATATCCATGATCTCTGATTCCATACCCACTTGTCTCATTAAATTACTGTCTGCATCTCTTGCTTTAGAAAATTTATCATATGGATCTTTAGCTGAAGCTGCTGCTGTTTGAAATATGTTTCCCTCTGGTGATCTTGATGCAATATCTAAACCAAAGTTAATTAAAAAATCATTAAAGTTTCTTTTGGGTGGGTTTGCTCCCATTGCATTCATAATTCTTTGTCTACTTGAACCACCATTGTCATAACCTTGTCTAGGAGCTAGTCCGGATGTAATACCTGTACCCTTACTATCGGCACTTCCACCTTTTCTAAACATAGGTCTTTTATATAATCTATTCATTATCTTGTGTTTCTTCCTTGTAAATAGTCACCATAGTTTCCAAGTAATCCTCCACCAACTGATGCTATTCCTAGTGCAGTTTGTAACGGTGTAGAGTTAGGTGTAACTGTTGATTGATATTGTCCCGGTGCACCTGATGCAATACTAGCAATACCTTGACCTTGATAACCTAATCTTTCATAAGGTTCGTAAGCTTCTAATCTATTGCCTTCTCTTTGTGCATCTAACACTGCTTGAGCTTGAGCTTGTTGACCTGCGCCTGCTGATCCTAAAGTACTTACATCTTGTTGATATAAACTTGGAACGAGTCCAGCTAATCCTTGTTGATTTTGTGATAGACCTAATTGTTGATCTCCTAAATTCATTTGTTGTCCAAAGGCTTGGTTTGCTAATTGATTAGATTGAGTATACCCTTGTTGTAATAAACCTGATTGTAACAAAGCTCTATTTAAATCAGATTTGTTTTGATACTGTGATCTCATTACACCTTCACGTCCACCACCTAAGTTTCCAGACATTGCTGCTTGTTGACCAATACCTGTCATACCTGCAGCAGCTTGTGTGTCATATTCTGCAAGTGTCGCATCGATTATATCTTGTTGGTAAGGTGATTGAAATTGTTGGTAAGCTTGTGGTCCCGAATAACCTCCAGCGGCAGTTCCATATTGTCCTGCTCCCGTATCGTAAGCTCCCGCTTGTGTAATATAAGGAGAGAATGCGCCGATCCCTTGACCTGTTGCTAAATTATAAGCAGACGTTTGAGCTGCATCTTGTGCTGCAACTTGGGGTGCAAATTTTGAAGTATCTAATGGTGCAGCAGTTGTTGCTGTTAACTGTTTTCCATAATCCTTCTGTAAATCTTCTACATATTGTGGTGGTAATTGTCGTTGTTCTGCTACAGCCATTATATTACTTCTCCTAATCGTTGTGATGTTTGAAACATTTCTCTTGCGCCTTGCATGCCTTGTGAGTCTTCAGATATCTGTCCACCCGCTTCTAAATTTTTCATAACTCTCTCCATAACTTCTGCTCCTTTATCTATATCTCCCCCACCTGCACTTCTAACAGCATCTGCAGTAAATACAAACTCATTTACACTTAATCTTGCAGGGACATCGTCAGCTTTTTCTTTAGCTCCAATAGGTACAAACCCACCTTCAGCTCTATAATCTAATTCCATACCACCAAGGTCCATTAATCCACCTTCAGCTCTTCTTATTCTTCCACCATAAGCCATATTTACTTCTTCTCTATCATCTATTTCATTTAAATTCTCATCTATAAAATCTTCTTTGTTTCTTAAATATTGATTATACATTTTAGGATTAGTAAAAAATTTAGAAAACATTCCATTAAAACCTTGATTACCTTGATTAACAAAACCTTGATTACCTAAAGAAGTATTTTGTGAATCACTAAACATTTGTGGATTTTTTCTAATAAGGTCAGCAATCATTCCTCCCATACCACTACCTCCTTCAAATGAAGGTGCATCTCCAGCACTCATTGAATCGGATGTTGGCTTAAATACTCCCGCAGATCCACTAACTAAACTACCTAATCCATAGCCTATTCTTCCACCATTTGCCATGATCGCTGTGTTCTTAGATGCTTGTGTTCCAAGGTAAGGAAACTCAAGTCTAAGATCTGCTAATAATTTACCACTTGGATCTTTGTAGGCTGCTGTAACTCTTGTTCTAATATCGTCCATATCATAGCCTTCACCACGGGCCATGATTGTATCTATTGTTTGCTCTGGACCACCACCTAATAATTTTGTTCCAAGGGTCAAGATTCCTGCTGCACCTAATAATTTTTTAGGATCTTTAAGATCTGTTAAAGATGTTGGAACATATTGCATAACTTTATCTAATGTTTTTCCTAAAAAACCTTTAGGTATATTTTGAGCAGCTTCAACTCCAACTCGATTCATACCTGTAGACACAGGATCACCCATTCCTACGTAAGCATCCATTCCACCATTTGTTGCTGCGTCTGCTGTTATACCTTGATTAATTTTTACTTGGTTTGCTGTGTCTCCTCTTGCAGCCATAATATTTTTTAAATTATATTTACCACCCATAGCACCTGCTTTAGAGAACATACCTGTTGAAGGTCCCATATCTCTTACTCCTGGTAAACCTGGAGAAATCTGTCCAAGGCCGTAAGTGCTTAAACCAGACATAAGAGACTCACCCATTCTACCAGTTCTATCAAATCTTCCTAGTCCTCCAGCTAGTGCTGCAGGTAATGCAAACTGTGGAGCCACCATTGCAATATAAGGCGCAGCTTTTTCTGCTATCTCCGCTACTTCATTTGGTATAATTTTTCTAATTGTCTTTTTTAATTTACTTCCTAAACCATATTGACGTCTACCATCTAAACCCATGATACCACCGAAGGCAGCGCCTTGTCTTGGTTTTAATTTTTCACGTATTATCCACTCTGCTTTTGCAGTTGCAGCTCCAAGATCTAATCCCTCGTCTCTCATAAAGCCTTCAATTAATTTTATTTTAAAAGCTGGACTTGAATAATCTACAGGGGCCATCATTTGCTGCTCCTGCTCCATCATCTGTTGTTCCATCATCTGTTCTTGTTGTGGAGATTTAGGACCTTCATTACCTGAATAAGTAATATCGGGTGCTCCTGCTTCTATGGATTGTGTTATTTGATTTTCAAACATATATTTTTCCTGAATTTACTACTTTACTTTGTTTCCGACAACAAATCAAGAGCTGGCATTATAATCTTGACGTCTCTTCTGATGTCCTCTTCTGCTATATTAGCTGCCTTTAAAGCCTCTTCATTCTCATAGACTTCACCTGTCTTGTTATTAGAAAGTGTCGTTATAATTTCTTTGGGTGTTAGTATTTGCATTATGTAGTGATTTCCTTTTTAATGTTTAAGTAACTAATGGCTACATCAAATGAGTCACTAGTACTTGACTGAACTGTTAAAGTGTTTCCACCTTCTACTATTAGTGGTTGAGTTAATAATTCCATTGTTGTATTAGCCGTAAGTGCTACAACTTTAATAGTTGTGATAGCATTGTTCATAACAGTAACTGCTGGTGTAGCCGCTGATGTAACTTTAATAGATTTAATAACATAGGTTTCACTTACTAAAGGATTACCGGCACCAAACATAGTTAATGCTAACCCACTCGTACTATTATCTACTCCATAAAATTTATATTGATTGACTACTGCCATTAATTTAAAAAGAAGTTCTTAGCTTCTATCTCCTGTTTTAATTCTTCTTGAAACGTTGTGTTTAATTTTTCCAGAACGGCATCTAAATCTCTAACCAAAGACTGCGCTGTATCTGCTTGGTATTCTTCACTAGCTCTTGTTAATGTTTGTACAATTTTTGCCATTATGTATATAATTTACTTATCATTTCTAAAATTGCTGGGTCTAACTGACCTTTCTTATCTTGTCTAAATTTATTAGCTACTCTAAATCTTTGTGTAAAATCTTCTTCTTCTTGTGATACCGGAACTTCTTCTTCTACAGGTAAAGTGTAAGGATTGTATGCAGCCATTATCCCTTGGTTATCACCGCCACCCTGACCTTCCGGTCCAAAGTCATAACTTTTTGGTCCTGCAATGTTTAACATATTATATCCTGGTACATCTAAATTACCATATTCAGTAGCTTTAGGTCCAGTTACTTTATCAAACAAACTGTCAAGTCCTCTAATACCCATACCAATTAACCCGCCACCTTTAATATAATTTCCTATCCCTCCAAATACATTACCCACTTGTTGACCAAAAGTAGGAGGTGAAAAAGTAGGAACTCCACTACCGAAAAATTGACCATAGTCCGTATTATTTTGATTTTCAATTATATCATTTCTTATTGATTGTGTTCTTAATGCATTTTGAAAACCTGGATCTACTTTATTATCATTACCTCCGCCTGTGTTATTATTACTACTGCCTCCTCCCATATTGGCACTTTGTGCTTGGTTAGATGCATTACCCATATCCATTCCGCCGCCACGGAATCCAACTCTTTTCCCATGTTTATACATCTGTCTATCTCTTAATAATTTTAAAATCGACATTATCTTCTTCCTCCTGATTGTATATCTAATCTAAAAGTTCCTAATTTCCAACTGCTATCTACTGCTGTATTAGAAATAGTAAGTGCAACTGCTCTTGCTCTTGCTCGAGTGTCAACTTTTTTAGTACTGCTTGTTACAGTGAAAGGACCTAAAGGTGAACTCGCTGCTGCATCATTTGGATAATTTCTAAGATCTAATTGAATAATAGCATTTCCTGTTTGAGAAACAAAGTCAGGAATAATTCTACTCACTCTCATTATACTTTCACCGTCACCTCTAAGGTCAGCCATATTAGTTGCTGATCCCTGAACCACTTTTTGTGTAATATCATAATCCCCTGAAGTAATACTTGCTGGAATCGCAGCTGCTACTACTCCGGCTTCCTGTTGATTAACTCCAGTCTCGTGTTCAAAATAAATTGTAATTCCATCTGTATTTCCTACAACATCGAAAGACGCATCATCACTAGCATTATATTTACTTGCATGAGGTAAACCAAAAACTGCAGAATCTGCCCAGGTACTTCTTTGATAAAGAGTACTAGCATTAGTAAACCAAATAGGTCTTTCTCTTGTTGAATCTAAATAACTATATGTAACAGATCTGTTATTTGTATTTGATGTAGACGTTGGATAGAACCAAGTAATCTCACCAAACAAGTTATTGATTCCACAATATACTAATTCATTAGAAGTTGTATTAAGATCATCATAAACATAATCTTCGACCAAACAATCCATAGATTCTAATCGACCGGTGTATCTAAAGAAACCATTATCAGACATCCAGTAAGCCGTACCATCTACTTCAACCGCTGCATTTTTACCCATTAACCCACAGTTAGTTCCAACTTGTTCGTAAGCAAATGTGAATGGAGTTCCAACAAATCTCATTGTAAATAAAGACGTGTCCGACCAAACATAGATTGCATTTCTACCAAGTTTAGCACCCACGATCCGTGATCCGGCGGCCAATCTCTGTGTACCAGCACTATTGATTGCTGTTGGAGTGTAGTCATTAATATTTTCTTGAGAAGAGAATCTTATAAACATACCATCTTGGGTTGTAGGATCCCCAATCGTAGTCTCTGTTCCAAAAAATACTAAGTGTCTATCCGGTGTTGATACTAACATATCCCTTGATGCTGTCGGTGCACCTGCAATAATTGTTGCTCTATTATCTGTTGCATTAACTGCGTTTGAATCCCATTCGAAACATTCCCCATTAACAATTAAAGCAATTAAAGTTTGACCTAAATTGTCCAAGGACCATTGACCGGGGTCTGATACAGAATCGGTGTTAGCGGCCGGTGATCCCCATCCTGTGTAAGATGAAGTATTAGTAACTGTAGCGCCGGTGCTATGTGCTGCTCTTGTTGATCCTCTTACCGCTCTAGTAATTCCAGTTATAGTACTTGCTGTAACTCCTGTGTAAGATATTTCTTCAGTACCCACTTGAATATAATTTGTACCTGTACTTGGAAGGCCGGTAACACTCGCTAATGTAATAGTTGTTCCACTTCCTCCTGTTCCAAAAGCGTTATCACTTAAACTACCATTTAATGTAGTTGTTAATGCTCCTAAAATATTTCCACCAAATAAAGATATACCCCAACCAAAATCTCCTAATTGTTCTGCTGGTCCCACTGGGTAATACCACTGGACTTTAAATGTTCCTGTTGTACTCGCTGTAGAATTACTTGGCATTGTGATTGTAACTTGAGTTGTACTATCAACTGAAGCAATCATAAATTTTTTATCATCAAAATCTGTTGCTGAAAATCCTGTACCTGCTCCACCAGTAAAATCAGTCATCAATAAAATATCACCTTGTGACATTCCTGCTGTAGTATAAGATCCTCCTGGGAAAGTAATAGTTACTGCAGCACTACCACTGGTAAAATTACAAGTAAAGGCTCCTGACAAAACTCCGAAGTCTGTTTTAATGGGATGTATATCGTAGTACACTCCCCCTGAATAAATATATAAAATTCTATTAGTTCCGATAGCTGCGTATTTAATAGATGCTTTACTAACAAAATGATGTAAGCCTCTAGTAACTCCCGTTAGTTTACTATCACCTAATTGAGTCCAACCGCCAATTTTCTCTGGCGTACCATATCTAAAACGTACT